CAACCAGCTTGCCGCCAGTCATCACGAAGCTGTTCTCGATGGCCTCGATGCCTCCCCAGGCGCGCTTCTCCGTGGTCGAGAATCGATTCTCCGATCCGGTGAAGGTGAGATCCGGGTTCTTGTTCTTCGCGCAAGCCGTTCCGAGCAGGCTCAGTAAGATTATAATCCCAGTGCGTTTCATAGCTTCCTCCAGGCATCAAGGTATTGAAACCAATCGATCACTCCGTATTTCAGGGCCAGGATCAGATTCCGTTTCGTGATTTCAGTCGAACTCATTTGACCTCCCGTTCGCGGATCGCGGTTTCTGTTTCTGAAAGAGCGCGTTCCAGTTCTTCGAGCGCGTGCGTGATGTCCGCCTCGGCGATCGTGTCGGCTGCCGCGAACCGCGCCTTTTCGGTGGCCGCGATTGCCTCGCTGATTAGTTTTCGCAAGGCGCGCATTTCGGTGAGCGTCATTTAGGACTCCTCGTCAGCTGGTTGGGTTCCGGAAGCAACCGCCATCGTCCAACCCGCGTCGGCCCAGGCGTGCTGTGCTTCTTCTTCGAGCATCGTGAGAATGAATTCGAGCGCCGCTTCGCGATCGATCAGAAGGCCCTGCTCAACCATCTCGTTTGCCTGCTGGTTGATTTGAACCAGGGATTCACCTGTGATCGCTTGAATCTTCTCGGCCAGGGTTCGCGTTTTCGTTTTCATTCGGTCCTCCGTTCGTGAAACCAGGATGCCATTGTACTACAAAAACGTATAGCAATTAAGGCATACAAAGGTGGAATCGACCTTAATCGGGATTTGGCGCCACACGTCGAACACGTTGCTTCCCATGTCAAAACGGTTGCCAGCGGTTGCCAGGCGCCCGTAGCTTTTCAAATCAATCCAGCCAAAGGAGCGCCCATTGAGCCGCCTCGTCGATAAAATCGAAGTCCTCCACGTATCCGAATTGAAGCCATACGCCCGAAACGCCCGTACCCACCCGCCCGAGCAGGTGGAGCAGCTGGCCGAGTCCATTCGTCGTTTCGGCTTCAACAACCCGATCCTGATCGACGAAGACGGCATCATCGTGGCCGGGCACGGACGCCTTGAAGGAGCCAAGGCCGCTGGCCTCACGCACGTACCCGTGATCCGCGTGGGCCACATGACGGAAGCGGAGCGTCGGGCGTACATCATTGCCGACAACAAGATCGCCCTGAACGCGGGCTGGGACTTGAAGATCCTCTCCGACGAACTCATTGACCTCGACACCGGAGAGATCGACCTCACCGTCACCGGCTTCTCGGACGATGAGCTGGCCGACATCCTGGCGAGCGTTCGGCCACCGCCAGAGCGCGGATCCGATGCGGACGACATTCCGGAAGCGGCCCTGGAGCCGAAGGTCCGCACGGGCGAGATCTACATCCTAGGCGACCACCGCTTGATGTGCGGCGACTCCACAAACCCCGACGACGTAGGCCGCCTCATGAAGAACATCACCGCCCACATGGTTTGGACCGATCCACCGTATAACGTGGCGTATCAATCCAAGGGTTCGGTTGAGCACCGGGAGATCGAGAACGACGACATGAGCGACGCCGCGTTCTACGTGTTCTTGGAGAAGGCGTACCTGAACATGCTCCACCACACCCGCGAGGGCGGGGCGATCTACGTGGCCCACGCCGATTCCGAGGGCGCGAACTTCCGCAAAGCCATGCTCCAGGCCGGTTGGCTCTTGAAGCAGTGCCTCATCTGGGTAAAGAACAGCCTCGTCATGGGCCGCCAGGACTACCAATGGAAGCACGAACCAATCCTCTACGGCTGGAAGCCGGGGGCAGCCCATGAATGGTTCGCCGACCGCTCGCAAACCACCGTCCTCAACTTCGATAAGACCCGCTCCAACGACCTCCACCCAACGATGAAACCCGTAAAGCTCGTTGAGTACATGATTCAGAACAGCTCCGAGCGCGGTTACACCGTCCTCGACCTGTTCGGCGGATCAGGAACCACCCTCATCGCCTGCGAGCAACTCGACCGGAAAGCCTGCCTCATGGAAATCGATCCAATCTACTGCGGCGTCATCCTCGATCGCTGGCAGGACTTCACCAAACGGCAAGCCGTTCGGGAAGCAGACGGGCTCCTTTGGGACCAGATCAGAGCTGAGTGATGCCAAAGGTATCCATGCGCCAGTACGCAAAGCACCGCTGCGTTTCCCACACCGCCGTTCAAAAGGCAGTTAAGACCGGGAAGCTCAGCCGCGCCGTCGTTCACACACCCAATGGCATCCAGATTGATTCCAAAGTCGCCGATCGGGAGTGGAAACCGAGCCAAAACTACACAAAAAGTGCAGAAAAGTGCCCGGAATGCGGAAGGCCGTGGTTCAAATGAGCCGAAAGACGCTCACCCCAGAGCAGATCAAAATGGTCGAAGGCATGGCAGCCATGCGTATGCCGAGCGATAAAATCGCTGTGATTCTAGGTGTTTCCAAGGACACGTTCGAACGCATGATGAAGAGAGACCCGGAGCTGGGTGCGGCGGTAGAGAGAGGTCGAGCGCGTGGGACTCAGAAGGTCTACTCCACCGCCTTCCAGGTCGCGACCGGATACACGCGCACGTACGAGATCGATTGGTACAACCCGAAGACCGCCCGGTGGGAGAAGCGCACCAAGACCGAGGACGTCCCGCCCGACGTGAACATGCTTCGGTTCTGGCTGAAGACTCAGGAAGGCTGGAGAGAGACCGACCGCCTCGAGATCACCGGCGCCGGAGGGGGAGCAATCAAGATCGAGGAGCTTACGCCTGCAGCGCGCCGCGAAAAGATTGAGCACTACCTGAAGCTCCGGGAGAAGTTGGATGCCGCGAAGAAGCTGATCGCCGCCGCCCGCGATGTTACCCCGGAACATATTCCAGATGACGCGGAGCACGTGGAACATATACCAAACGAGGACGAAGACGACGATGAAGGCGCCTAACTACCGGCCTCGGATGGCTGGGTACCAGGAGAAGGAATGGCTGGCCGTGCTCCACGAGGACGCCGCCGACCAGTCTCGGAAAGAGATGCTGGCGTTCATCGGGCAGACCAAGTCGGACTTCGAAATCAATTGGCACCACGCCGTCCTCGCCACCGCCCTGGACCAGTTCTACGAACGCAAGATCAAGAACCTGATGGTGTTCATGCCACCACGCGTCGGGAAGACAGAATCTGTCAGCCGGAGGTTTCCGGCGTACACCCACGGTCGGAGCGTCGACGCCCGGTTGATCGCCACCTCGTATTCGGATGCGTTGGCTTCGGCCACGAACCGGGACGTGCAGCGGATCATCGACTCGGATGAGTACCGGGCCATCTTCCCGGCGACCACCCTGTCCGGCGAGAACGTCCGATCGAACGTCACCGGCAGCTGGCTTCGGAACAACGACATCTTCGAGATCGTCGGACACCGAGGCTTCTACAAGTCGGCTGGCATCGGCTCTGGCATCACCGGTCTCGGCTTCGACTACGGGATCATCGATGACCCGATCAAGAACTGGCAGGAGGCACTCTCGCCCACCGTCCGGCAAAAGCACTGGGACTGGTACACCTCCACCTTCTACACCCGCCGCGAGAAGAACGCCGGGATCTGCCTCGTCATGACCAGGTGGCACGAAGACGACTTGGCTGGGCGCATCATAAACCAGGCAAAGGAGACCGGCGAGGAGTGGACGGTCGTGTCCTTCCCGATGATCAAAGAGGGCCCGAAAGTAAAGAGCGGGTACGAGTCCTTTCTCAATCCGGAGTTCCAGCGCATGGACATCCGCGAGGAGGGCGAGCCGCTCTGGCCCGGCAAGTACTCGATTCAGGAATGCGACAGCATCAAGCTCGCCGTCGGATCCCGGATCTGGGCCGGTCTTTATCAGCAGCGCCCGGCACCGGCAGGTGGTTCGCTGGTCAAACGCGATTGGGTAAAGTTCTACCGTGCGATTCCGGACGAGGCTTTGAGGTTCGGCGAGTGGCTGCAGAGCTGGGACTTGTCGTTCAAAGGCAACGACGACTCCGACCACGTCGTCGGCCAGGTGTGGGTCAAGTACAAGGCCAAGAAGTACCTCGTGCACCAGACGCGCGCGAAGCTCACCTTCACCGAAACGATCATCGCAATCAAAACGACGTCGGGTAAGTATCCGCACGTCGTCCTGAAGCTGATCGAAGACAAGGCAAACGGCCCGGCAGTCATTTCTGCATTACAAAAGGAAGTCAGCGGCATCGTCGGCGTGAACGTATCCGACTCGAAGATTGCCCGCCTTAACGCAGTGGCTCCAGAATTCGAGGCAGGCAACATCGAGCTGCCAGACCCGACGATCGCTCCGTGGATTCACGATTACATTGAGGAGCTTGTGACCTTCCCTCAAGGCGCGCACGACGATCAGGTGGATGCTACGACTCAGGCCCTGCTCCGGTTCCAGGGCAACTACACAGGTGACTTCTCAACTGACTTGATTCCAAAATCGAACAAAACAATCTCCGGCCAAACTAAGCGAGGTAGCAAATGGTGAAACCGCGAAAGCGCAACCTGCTCGACAGGATTTTCAGACTCTCAGACGACGCCCCGATGGACGAGGCGATGGGCGGAGAGATTGATGTCGTCGAGGATTCGAAGACGATCACGCCGATGCGAATGAAGCGGCACGAGATCGGTTCGACAGGTACGCGCGTCGACGCTGGCTACCCGTCGGAAGAATATCTCGCGCACCTGCGAGGCACTCGCCGCGCCGACATCTTCGATGAAATGCGCCGATCGGATGCGCAGCTCGTGATGTGTCTCTCCGCCGTGAAGAATCCAATCCAAGGAGCAACGTGCGAGATCACTCCCGGCTGCGCCGACGGAGAAGCGCCAACGCCGGAAGCGATTGAAGACGCAAAGTTGATCAACCACATTCTCTTCAAGGACATGGATCGCCCTTGGGCAAAGTTCGTCGAGGAGGCTTTGACCTTCATTGACTTCGGCCATTCGGTTTTCGAGGTCACGCACAAAGTCGTTTTGGATCATCCTCGCTTTGGTTCATACAACGGAATCTCTTCGATGGGATGGAGATCGCCACGAACGATCGAGCAGTGGAACGTCAACCGCGACACCGGAAAGCTGAAATCGATTCGCCAGATTTCAGAAGGCGACCTCTACCGCGACGTCGAGATTCCGGACGAGTTCTTGGTCACCATGTCGCTCAAGCAAGAGGGTTCGAACTACGAAGGAATCTCGATGCTCCGTCCGTGCTACGGCCCGTGGATTCGAAAAGATTTGTATCTGAAGCTGAATGCGATCGGTATCGAGAAGTTCGCTGTCGGTACACCAACGGCGGAGATCCCTCCAGGCAAAGAGAACTCTCCAGAGGTTGCGAACCTCATCGAGACGCTTGAGAAGTACATCGCGCACGAGAGCGGTTACCTTTTGTATCCTTCCGGCTGGAAGATCGATCTCAAGAACAACGCCTACGATCCAACGAAGGTTGAAGAGTCGATCGATCGCGAAGACCGTCGCATGGCGAAAGCGTTCCTCGCGAACTTCCTGGAACTTGGAATGGGATCGAGCGGCGGTGCCTACGCGCTGTCGAACGACCTCTCGGACTTCATGCTCGCAGGACTTGAGCACGTCGCCGCCGCGATTGCTTCGCCAATCAACATGGACCTGATCCCTTCGCTCGTGCGCATGAACCGTGGCCCTCGGGACTTCTATCCAGTTTTGAAGTTCACCGGCATTTCCGACAAGGCAGGCAAAGAGCTTGCGGAGATGCTCAAGATGTTGGGGGACGGGAAATGGATTACACCCGAGGACGGGGACGAAGACCATTTGCGAAGAAGGATCGGTCTGCCGCCGAGGACTGGGAAGGGAATCCGGGACACGAATCCGCAGGGGGGATTCCAACCTCAGTCGCTGAGCGAAAGGTTCAAGCTGGCGGAGATGGCACGGCTGAGAGGCTCCCGTGCCTAAGTCGACGGTTCGAAGGCAAGTCAGTCAGGCATCGCTCGCGCTGAAGGCCGTGATGGTCGAGCACCTCGGCGAGATCGGGCAGGCCATGGTCGATCAGATCATGGGGAAGCTTTCGCGCCTGCCGGAATCGCAACGCATGAAAGCGATGGACGACGTCGAACTCAAAGGGCAGCAGTCTTACAAAGAGGCGCTGCTCGCCGCCCTCGCCGTCGTGGCTGGCGATGCCTTGAAGGCTGTGCGCCAAGAGATCCCCGCCGCGAAAAACGTAAAGCTCATGGAGCCATCCGACGAAGACTCGCTTCAGCTTGGCGAGTTCGAAAAGCTCCCCGCCTCAATCCGAAACAAAGTCTTCAAGCAGTACCAACTTCTGGCCGCAACCCAGATGGCGGATCTTCAAAAGGCTGTGCTCTTCCAGTTCAACCACTCGGTCGACTCCACCGATTCGATGGACCTGATTCGAAAGGATCTGGAGGACGCGGCTTACGAGTATTCTACCGGTCCTCGGATCTTAGCTGGCGCGTCATCAATGGCAGCGCAGGTCGTAAATGAGACACGCAATTCCTTCTTCGATACCGACGAGGCGAAGGAAGAGATCGATGCCTTCCAATTCGTGAATGGCGATCCGGTCTCGGCGATCTGTACCGACCTCGACGGCACCGTTTTCGACAAGGACGATCCGAATCGATTCCGGTACACGCCGCCGCTCCACTTCAATTGCAAGTCTTACATCCTCCCGATTTTGAAGGGGAATCTTCGCGGGCGGGAGGTCTCGGACTTGAAGCCTTCATCCAAGGAGCTTGAGGATTCGATTCAGTTTTCGGAGGAGCTTTGCGGCTGCGGCGACCTCCACATGGAGGGGCGGTGAAAATAGCTTACCGGATCACCAGAGAGGACCGTCGATTCGTCGAAAAGCATCTGCGCCCTTTCGTCGACGTGAATCCGTCCGAGCAGTCCGCGATGCGCATGGCGTTGGCAGTGCACGTCCTCAAGCAGGTTCTTAAAAGTGCCGGTATCGATTGGACTGAGATCGAAAAACCTGACGGATCGCGAGAGGCCGTGACCGGGGTCAAATGTAATACAGATGAGCCTGCCAAGTGATGGAGCTGGCCGGGCGCATCTTCTTCGCTTTCGCGATGCTGGCGTTCTGCCTCGCCATCGGATTCACCTGCCGACATTGATCTAGTTCCAGGCCTTCCGGATTTATTCCGGAGGGCCAAAAGCCGACACGACACGTAATTGTGTATTGACGAAACCGTTGGGCAGGTCCCAGGATCGAGTTCATGACAAAACAATTCAGACTCGCGCCGATTGCGATCGCACTCGCGGAAGGCGCTAAAGCGGCTCCAGACCGGATCCAAGTGATTCGTACTGGCACGTTCCACCACCCTTCGTATGGTAAATTCGAGATCACGAAGGATCACCTGCTGGCGTTCAAGAAGAACTTCGACGCCAATGTTCGCGGGATCGATATCGCCCTGGACTATGGGCACGACTCCGAAGGCGAAGCAGCAGCATGGTTTAAGGAGGTCACGCTCTCGGACGACGGAACCGAGTTGTGGGCACGACCGGATTGGACTCCTTCGGGAGCCGACGCCGTCCTCTCGAAGAGGTTTCGCTACATCTCGGCGGACTTCAATTTTGATTACACGGACAACGAAACGCTAAAAAAACACGGTCCAACCCTTCTGGGTGCGGGCCTAACAAACCGTCCTGTCGTCAAAGGGCAGGCACCAGTCATTGAGTTGACAGAGGGAAAGGGGAGCGAAGTGGATCCAAAGGATAAACAGATCGAGGAGCTGAAGGCGAAGATTGCTGAACTCGAAGCGAAGCTCGCTGGCAAAGTGTCAGCAGCGGAAGCGGAGCTTGGCGATGTGAAGAAGGAGCTTGCAGAGAAGAGCACCAAGCTCTCCGAAGCAGTTTCGGAAAACAAGAAGCTGAAGGAGTCGACTGTTCTTGCGGAGAAGAAGTCGCAGTTCGACAAAAAGCTCTCCGAAGGCGTCGTTGTCGAAGCGCAACGCGAAGCCTTCATGTCCGGCGACATGAACAAGTTCATGGAACTTGCTCAGCCGGTGAAGCTGTCGGCAAAAGGCCACGGCGACACGCCAGCGTCGAAAGACAGTGGCAAGAGCGCGCAGGATGAGGTCATTGAATTGGCCCACAAAGCCGTCTCAGAAAAACGTGCTACCGACGTCGTCGATGGCATCCGTATCGTCCTTTCGGAAAACAAGGACCTCCGTCAACGTTACGAACAGGCAGAAGCCTAAGAAAGGATTGATCGATGGCATCTCATTCGGAACCACGAATCTACAAGTTCAAGAACACCGCTGCGATTGCGAAAGGCAAAGCGGTTAAGCTCTCCGGAACGGCTGGAGACACTGTTGTTGTTGGCGCTGCCAACACCGACAAGTGCATCGGCATCATCCAGAATGCGGCCTCGGATGATCTGGAAGGCGCTGAAGTCGCATTGCCAGGTGGCGGAGCGAAAGCTCTCCTAGGTGAAGCGGTTGAAGCTGGCGACTCGCTCGTCAGCCACACCGATGGACGTCTCGTAGCTGCAAACGCGGAAGGCGATCGTGTTATCGCCGTCGCAATGCAAGCTGGAGCGGAGAACGACCTCATCTCTGTTGAGGTTCAAATTTACACAGCCCACGCGGCTGAATAACCTAGGAAAGGAATCCTGAACGATGGCACAGTTAAAAGCGCAAGTTGATAAGCTCCTCACCAACGTCGCGATCATGCAGAAAGTGAAAGGCACTGTTGCAGAACAGCTCTTTCCTACGATCAAGTCGGCGCAGTACTCGGGTCTCCTCGGCAAGTATGGCAAAAGCCATCTTCGCATCGAGAACTCGGTAAAAGGTGGACGCGGCAAGTACCGCCGCGTTGAAACGATCACCCGAACAACCCAGCAGTTCCTGATCGAAGGCCACGGCCTCGAAGGTTTTGTTTCGAAGGAAGACTACGCCAACGTAGAAACTCCGTTCGAAGCAGAGCGTGACGAGACGATGGGTCTCCAATCGGTTCTGATCCTCGAAAAAGAAAAGGTCCTCGCGGACGCTTTGACTTCGACGTCGATCATGACTCAGAACACAACCCTCACGGGTTCGAACCAGTTCAGCGATTACCTGAACTCGGATCCGATCGCCGTGTTCTCGACGGCTCGCAAAGCGATCCGCGATGGTTGCGGTGAGATCGCAGACACCGCTGTTTTGGATTACGACGTGTGGGACAAGTTGCGGTACCACCCGCAAATGTTGGACGCGTTGGGATTCAAAGAGAACCGTCCGGGCGGCCTGAACTTCCAGGAACTCGCAAGCGCCATCGGCGTGAAGCGCATCTTGGTTGCTGAGGCGAAGTACAACTCGGCAGCTGAAGGTCAGACGGATTCGCTTTCGTCGATCTGGGGCAAGAACATCGTTCTCGGTGTTGTTCCCGAGAGCTTGTCGGTTGGAATCCAGACGCTCGGCATGTGGGTTGTTCCGACTGGCTCGGCACCGCGCAAGGTGTACAAGCAGTCGAACTTCAACCCACCGGGATCGACTGCGATCCTGGTCGAGGACGAGTACGACTCGCTCCTGTCGGATGTCACTTGCGGATATCTGATCAAGGACGCGATTGCGTAACCTTCAATCCTGCATTTTTATGCAGGACAGGTCGGAGTCTATGCACTCCGGCCTTTCCCCTCAACCACACAAGGAGAACAAAATGAAGATGATTTTAGCTTTGTCTTTGATGCTGTTCTCGGTTTTCGCCCAGGCCGCTCCGGTAAAACGGTTGGTTCAGGACGTTAAGCTGCCCACGCAGGCAGTGATCGAGCAGCAAGCTTTCACGGATCTTTTGGCAGCATCGGCAACGAGAGTTTTGAGTGGAAACGCGGGCGCCACGAGCGCAGCCGTCGCAACCGTCACGACCTTCGCAGCTCAGCCCGATTCACCTCGTAACCTAACGGTGACGCCTGGTGGAACGACTGGCGATGTCGAAGCCTGCGTGGTCGTCGTGAATGGAACGAACATTTTCGACCGAGCCATCAGCGAGAACTTCACGTTCGTCGCCGACGCCTCTTCGGCGCAGACCGGTTCGAAAGCTTTCAAGACGGTGACCTCCGTTGTGTTCCCTGCCGATTGTGAGAGCGGTGGGTTCGCAGCAACTTGGAGCGTCGGCATCGGCGAGAAGATTGGATTGAAGCGTTGCATGGCTGAGACCGGCGCCTTCGTCAGCTCTTCTCTGAACGGTGTTCAGGAAACTCGAGCAACGCTCGCGTTCTCGGCAACGGCAGTCGAAAGCAACACTGCTGACTTTGCTGGCACCATGAACGGATCGAATGATTTCAAAGCGTATTTCATTCAGAACTTTGGATGCTTCCCATGAAGCTGAAAATTCTGAAGAACACGCACGCGAAACACCTCCCGCTCATCGCTGGACAGTTTCTCTCGGAAGAGCAGCAGCAGCTCATTCCGTCAGACATGCTCCAGGAGCTGGTGGACGCGGGCTTCATCTCTGAAGTTAGCGATCAGGGTTCGCCTCTGATTGCCTCGGAAGAGACTGAGCACGAAGTGATTCCGGAAGACGCACCGGACGCTGATGATCACAAGCCTAAAAAGAAAAAGGGGAAGTAGAAGATGGCGTACTGCACCGAGGCTCAGGTTCAAGCTGAATTCAAACAGCTCGATATCACTTCCACGACCGCGATCAAAACCGCGAACGTGGCCGAGTGGATCGCTGAGGCCGATGCAGAAATCAACGCCATCATCGGCACCCGCTACCAAGTGCCCGTGGCCAACGGTGAAGCCCTCACGCTTTGCCGAATGATGTCGCGGGCACTCGTGGCAAACCGAGTCGCTGCGGTTTTGAAGATCAAATCCGGCAACGACAAGGCGGACCAGGACGCGCAACGCATGTCTCGCGAAGACGTCTTGAAGCTCGCCAACAAGATCGGCAACGGCGCGATCGAGTTTCCTGGCGGCGAATTGGTTAACGGCGACGGCGGGATCAAATCTTACGTTGCCAGCAACACGGTCGAGCGCACCTTCAAGCGCGGTGAGAAGCAATGGTAAGAACGACGATCACGGTAGATCCAAAAGGAGCGCAGAGCGCAGCCTTCAAGAAGGCGCTCGACGACATCGATGATCTGCGCACGCCGCTGGAGCTGATTCGTGAGTCGTGGTTCAAGGGCAACCGATCCATTTTCGCGATCGGCGGCAAGGGCAAGTGGGAGGACCTCTCTCCTGGGTACAAGCGTTCGAAGCAACGTCAAAAAGGTTTCACGTACCCGATCCTGTTTCGCGAAGGCACTTTGAAAAATGCGCTGACGGTTCCTGGCGACTCGCAATCGATCAGCCAGCTCGTCGGCAAGAAGTCGTTGGACCTCGGTGTGAATCCAAACAACGTGGTCTTTAATTCTCTGCACTACGGCACGCGCACGGGCATCCCCGCGCGCCCGTATGTGCTCCTGGGTGTCGAGCAGGTGTCTCCAGCGCCGCTCAATAACCGGGTTGAAATTTGGCAGAAGGTCATCATGGATTACGTAATCCAGAAATCGCAGGTTGTCGGTGGGAGCTAAGTACGACATGGAATCTCTTCTCGATGATGTGAAGGCGGCAATGGTCACGCACTTCAACACCATCGTCGGCGAGATCAACACCGAAAAGAACGACGCGATCGTGCTCGACACGCTCAACGCCGATGCGTACATCCTGCAGAGCATGAACGGGAAGCTTGCGAACTGGAATCCTCTTTGCCTCTACGGCGTTGAGAACATCGAGTCCGTGAGTCGTGGTCCTTTGCACAGCGCGCGTTTCACTCTTAGCGTGATGATCATTGCGATAGACACTGGCGAGGACATCGAGTGCGGCAAAAGAATGTTTCGGTACTCGCGCGCGCTCGAAGAGGTGTTCCGTCGCGGCTGGACGAATAACTCTGGCGGCGTGAAGCTCGAAGTGAAGAGTCTCGTTCCGATCCCGTTCACCGACTTAAACACAAGCGAGCGATACCGCGTTGTCGGCGTCGCCCTAGAAGGGAACCTCGGATGAAGAATGAGTCTGCGAAGATTCCAAAAGAGGGTTACGAAAAGAGCGTGACCGAAATGATTCGTTCGGCGAAGGGCCGACTGGTCGCCAAGCGCGACTTCGTCATTCACCAGAACGAAGTTCACATTGTGATCAAAGCGGGCGACGACCTGTCGTCCGTTCCAGAGAAGTATTTAGAAAACCTCAAAACCGAAGCGGTGATTTGAAAGGAAGGGACACATGGGACTGAGCGATCCGAGAGGGATATACGGGGTGCACAGCGCGACTCCTTACAACAGAACGAATGGATCATTTTACGGGACGCTCAAGGTCCTGGATGGATCCAGCCTGAATGTCGAAGGCAGTCAGGTTAACCTCATGGGTGGTTCGTCGAAGTACCCGTGGGCCGTGGAGCAGGGCGAATACAAAGTTGAGATGTCGCTGAAGATCAGCCAATTCGAAAACTTTCTCTTCGAACTCTTCCTTGGCAAGGCGCCAACAGAGAACGCAGCAGAGGTCGCCGGATCGGTGACGACTCTGACGTCGAAGGTCACTGGCATCTTGAACGCTTCGACTGGAATCGCTTCGGTTGGATTGAAATCCGGCCAGTCGGCTTCGGTGAAGTTCGCTCGCTACGTCGTCAAGTACGTGTCGGCAACGACCGTCGACGTCTTTGCGGCAAGCGATGTCGACGCTGCTCGCGGCACGGACTACGCCTACCAGAACGATCTCCTGAAGATCACGGCTTCGGCTTTGACGATCACTTCAGGTGGAGCGACTGAGATCCCTGGCACCGGCCTTGAGTTCACTGGTGGATCCGGAACGATCGCACTCGTCGCTGGCGGCGTTGCGACTTTCGATTCGCGACCAATCAACACGGCCTCGTCGACGGTCCGGGTTGGTGCTTCTGAATCGCAAACGAATCCAGAATTCGGTTGCATCGTCATCGCGCAGAAACGCTCGAACGACGAGATGGTGGAACTCGATTGTTTCCGCTGCCTTGGCTCAGGCATGCCGCTCGGGTTCGAAAAGAACGCGTGGGCAACTGCCGAGATCAAAGTCGCGGTCTTCTACGATTCCGCTAAAAACGGTGTCTTTGACTTCCGACACGTGAAGGCGACAACATAAAAGTCTGCTGAAGGCGATTGTTGTTGAGGTGGGGCTGGGGCTGGAAAACCCCAGCCCCATTTGCGTTTTGTATACAAAATGTATACGTTCGTGGACAGATGATCCGAAGCATCGCCGAGGCACCGAGAGGTGCCTTTACTTTTGATGGCGGCGGTCACTATCATCGAGAGATCCTACCGTTGGATAAAACAAATTAAGGGTCCGCTTTGAGAGTGGTTCCTTCCGGAGTGGCGAGAGCTTGAGCCGGAGCCTGGGGCGAGATCATTGATCCGCCCCTTTTTAATTTCAGGTTTCAGCAATTTCTAGAAGCCAGATCCATCACGATCGCGGAGACCGTAAAAAGTTGCTTTTCAGAAGCAACAATTTCTAGTTGGCGAAATCACCAACATCTAGTTTTTGCCTGATTCGGGCAACTGCGGAGGTTTGATAGTACCCACTACTATCAGAGGAGATACTCGACGCCGTCTGGCGCCAGTTTGATTCGCATCAGCGTTTTGCAATGGTCGCAGTTCTGGATCTTCACCGGACGGTCTTTGAATGCCGACCAGAAGAAGGCGTTGTTGTGCGCCGTGATCAGATTCGATTTCCCGCAGTTCTTACAATAAACGCGGGCCTCAAGTTGTTTCCGAGCCAGCTCGGTCCATTGAACTTTCATCGCTTTGGCTTCCTCGCGCGGCCCTTGCGCTGCGCCTCGGTGATCTTCTGGCGGTCGGTATTCAGCGCCGCCCAGACAACCCAAAGGGAGATGTTCCCTCCCGCGTAGATCGAAGCCAATCCCTCGATCCGATTCTTCTCAAATTCTGTGACGCGGATTTGCAATACATGACTTCGGACTGGCTTTACCTTTTTCATGCTCTTTTGTACCTACACTTTTAATGAAAAGTCTTGTGGTTTGTTCAACCCTTACCGAGAGTGAATTCATGAAACCAATTTCGCTGACCGATCTTGTGCCCCGAGGCTCAACCTTCAAGCTCGCTGCTACCGGGAAGGAGTACCGCCTCCGCCCAGTGAGTCTATCCGATGAGAAGTGGATGGGAGAAACCTTTGGCAACGACCTCCAGACCATTTTCGCGCAAATGAAGATGCTCCAGGTGTGCCGGATCGTCTTCCATCAGCTGGAGGAATCGGACAAAGCCGACTTTGCACAGGTCGAAGTCACCGTCATGAACGAAGAGGGATTGAACACGACTCGCAAGATGGGCGGGCCTGAACTCATGTTCTGGCAGATCCGTGGCTTCGAAGAGAAGATCGAAATCTTCAAGGCGCTCATGGAAACCATCGGCGTCTCGCGCGGGATGATCGAAGGCTTCGAGAAGGACGCCGCTGCCGAGATCGCCGCTGATAAAAAAAAAGTGAGCCAACCGACTGGGCAAGAGTCTTCGACCGACTCAGCGCCGAGTACGGATGGACCACAGAATACATCTGGACCAGAACTTTAAGAGAAATCACCTGGAGGCTTCGCTGCATCTGGGAGCGTGATCTCGATAAGGCTCAGTGGGATTGCAAAGTGAACGGGTTGGAATTCACCCGTCCTGGTTCGGAGAACAAGCAGCGAGTCGATCCAGAGGTTCAAGAGATTCTCGACGCGCATTTGAAGCGTCGGCAGGTTGAAAAGATGATGGAGGCTCAGGCGAATGGCTGATTTGATCATACGGATTTCAGGCGACATTTCCGATTACGAAAAGGCTCTCGAAGATGCGCAGGGGCAGACGGAGGGACTCGGTGGGAAGCTTGAAACCGTGGCTAAGTCAGCCGGTATCGCATTCGCTCTTCTCACCGCCGAGGCCCTTGCCTCGGTTTCTGCTTTCGCCAGCAGCCAGGCCGCATCCAATTCGCTGATCCAATCCCTCCAGCAGCAGGGGATCTACACGAAAGAGCTGGCGGACGAGTACCGCGACATCGCTTCGGCGATCCAAGCGAAGACCGGTGCCGACGATGACGAGGTCGTCTCGGCAATGGCCAGCGCCCAGAACATGCTGGGGCAGACGAAGATTACCCAAGAGCTTGCGATGTCGGTGTCGGACCTGGCGCAGGCCAAGGGCATCGATTTGAAGTCGGCGTATGACCTGGTCGCGAAGGCTGCCACGGTGAATACTTCCGTTTTGAAACGCCAAGGGATCGAGGTTGAGGACACCGGGGACAAGACCAAGAACCTCATCGCCATCCAAGAGGCGCTCTCTCAGAAGTTCGGTGGGCAGGCCGAGGCTGCCGCGAAGGGCCTGGGCGGGATCAAGCTCCTAAAGAACACGTTCGGGGACCTGCAGGAAGAGATCGGGAAGCGTCTGGCACCGGCCTTCGAGGTCCTGATCCAGAAAACCACCCAGGTGCTCCAATTCATCCAGGCCAACAAGGGTCTGGTCGACTTCATCGTCTCCATCGGCGTCGCCGGTGCTGCAGTTTCGGGCATCGCGTTAGCCGTCGCGGCTGGCGGTCTGGCTTTCCTGAAGCTCAAGGCCGCTCTGATGGCGGCGCAGGTTGCTACGAGTGCCATGACGATCGCCACGCGGGGCCTGGTTGCGGCGACCGGCATCGGCCTGCTGATTACCGTGGCCACTCTCGTGGCGCTCAACTGGGACGCCGTCTGGCCACGGCTCCAGGGCGTCTTCCAAGCCTTCGTTGTGTCGGTCTCTGAGATGGCTTCCGGCCTCGGTAAGATCCTGAAAGGGGTCTTCACGATGGACACGGCCCAGATCGAGGAGGGCTTCGCGCAGGCGCGCGCGGCTGCATCGCGCGGGATCGCGGCCTACAACACCACCGTCGACGCCGGGATCGCCCAGCGGCAGGCTGCCGAGGACAAGGAAGAGGCCGAGAAGGTCGCCAAGAACAACGCCAATGCCGCCGCCGAGGAGGCTCGCGAGCGCCAGAAGGCCGCCCGGATCGCGGAGATCGCGGCTGAAAAGCGCGCCCTCGTTGTCGCGCAGCTGGACCAGGAGTCCGAAGAATCGGTCAAGCTCCGTCAAGAAGAGATCGCCCTGCTGGAACAGATCGAGGACGAGAAGAATGCCGCAATTGTAGGCAAGCTCCAAGAGCGCCTCGCGCGCGTACGTGAGCTTCAGGTCCTCCAGCAGGAAGAGGACATGGCCGCGCAACAGACTTTCCAAAGCCAGATGCTGGCCAACAACGAAGAGTTCCAAGCGCTCTCCGATGAGCAGAAGGCGCTCTTCCTTGAAAAGAACAAGGGGCAGCTCCAGGCCGAGATCATGACCGAAAACGAAGTCCGTCAGAAGGCGGCTTTGGATCGCGCTCAGATCCAGGTGAAGGAGCACAACGACTTTCTGCTCAACCAACAGAAGTTCGGAACGGCCTACGCGACGATCAACCGCATCATGCACTCGGAAGCCGTGCAGGGAGCGGCTCGCGCGTTCGGCGATCTCGCAGCTCTACAAACCTCTAGTAACGCCACCCTGAAGGGAATCGGAAAGGCCGCAGCTCTCGCCAACATCGCAATCCAAACGGCGACCTCGGCAATGAACATTTACTCAGGGTTCTCCACAATCCCAATCATCGGTCCCGCTCTCGGCGTTGCCGGTGCGGTTGCAGCCGTTGCGTTCGGTGCGGAGCAAGCCGGGAAGGTCACGTCGGCTGCGCAGGGCGGTCTGATGACGGGCGGCATCCCTGGCGTCGATTCTATTCCGACGCTTACGATGCCGGGCGAGCTTGTGGCGCCAACCAGAAACTTCGACGAGGTGGTAAACGCCGTCGCCGATTCGCGTCTCGCGGAGTCCGGACTCGGATCTGTCGGAGGTGGTGGCGGAAGCGCCACGATCATCCTGCAGCTGAAAGACGAGTTGATGGATTTCATCGAGGCACGATTGGTTGAGCGAACGAATCTGAACCTGTCGATCCAGGGAGTTTAAATGGGACAGCAGATCCGATTCTTCGAAAAGAACAAGGCCGACTTTTCAAGCGACACCGTTATCGCCACCGCTTCACAGGGCGACACGTATGCCGATCGCGTGCTGGATCGATCGAACAACACGGCTTGGGTTACGACCGGATCGGTCGACGCGGACAACACCACGTTCGAACTCGATTTCGGAGATACCAAGCGCATCGATTCGATCTTGCTTCTGAAGCACAACTTCAAATCTTACGAGATTCAATACTGGGATGGCGACTCGTGGGAGAACTTCCCAACGGACATCGACGAAACGGTGTACGCAAGCGACAACAGCTTCCATCAATTCACCGCTCTCGAGACGACAAAGGTGAAGCTCACGATTCGCGGCACGCAGGTGGCGAACGACGAAAAGAAACTCTACCAATTCATCTGCACCGAAGAGATCGGTCAGCTCAACTCGTGGCCGGTCATCAAGAAGGCGCAGACATCTCGCAACCGTGTCCGAACGAAAATGCTTTCTGGCAAAGAGAACATACGCGAGCAGGTTGGTGCATTCAGCGTGAGCCTCTCTGTCTCGATCCTTCGCGACTCTGCCGACCTCGAAGTGATCGAAGCGCTGCACGATGCGAACGAGGGGTTCCTTGTGTGGCTTTCGGGTGGGGATGAATCGCAGTTCTCCAGCGCCCGTCGCGGGTATCGCCTCGAAGACATCTACCTGATGAAGTGCGTGAACGAACTCGTGAACGAATTCTACAAAGGGATTTACCCGAACGGCCTCGTCGTGAAGTTCGACCTCGTCGAGGTGGTCGATTGAAAAACGCCCATTGGTTTTTCAAGCTCAGAGAGGAATTTCCAAAGTGGAAACTCATCGTTTGGCTTCTCCTCGGACGCAAGCAGGTCGGAGAGAAGGACGGCGTCACCGTCGTTGGATACAAATTTCGTCACACCACGCTCGTTTGGAGAATTGATTCTGAAGATCAGTTCTGGAGATACCCGCAATGAGTCGCGTGAAGGTTTACATCACACCGTTTCTGTCCGACGGAACCTACGGGGAAGAGATCGACATTTCGAAGTACGTGGAGAGTATGGGTTCGATCGGCATCGACACCGACTCGTCCGAGTACCAGATCGGCGTCTTCCGAAACAGCTCCGTGAAACTCGCACTGAACAACCGCGAAGGGATGTTCTCGGACATTTCGATTTATCAAAGTATCTTCCGGTACAAGCGAGCCGACTCAAAGGTTCGTATTACATATTTGGAGGACGACGATTTGCCGTACTGCGGTTCGGCGATCTGCGGGCTTGCGAGACTCTGCGATGAGATCACAGTTTATCGCGGCCTGCTGAACGACGAGTCGCTCACCGAAGAAGCCGGACGCGAGGTCGTTGAGTTCATAGTGCTTGGGTACGAATCTCTCTTCGCGCGCGTGACGGTTCCATTCTCATCGATCTCAGCTGGCGACACCGTAAGTGAAATCCTCTACGCGATTTTGAACCAAACAGAGATCACCGATCTGCTGACGGTCGACATCGCAAACATCGATCCTTCTCTTGATTCCGTTACGGACTCCGTTGCCGACATGGAAACCAAAACAGGCAAAGACATCATCGACAAGCTTTTGCTCCTGTCGAATTCGGTTCTCTATATTCTCGGCACCACCGTTTACGTGAAGCCAAGGACCGCTGGTGCTTCGGTCGCATATACGTTCTTCGGTCAATCGGCAACAGACGGCGCAGAGAACATCGTGAATGTGAAGAACATCACGAACGGCAAAAACAGAATCTTCAACTATTTCGCGTGGAGAGATTCTTCCTCTGTGTTTCAGTCGTCGCCGTCGGTCAGTCTGCACGGCGTGCGCAAGAAGGAAATCGACTCTCCGTTTTTTACGAACGGAGCGAAGCAGCTCGACATCCTGGAAGAACTCGTAACCGAGTTTCGCTTCCCAAAGCAGGAGCTTGAACTCAGCACGCCGATCAATTTCGAAGTCGTCGCGCTCAATTTGCTCGACCGAATCGCGATCGACTACCCGACGGTGTACGTTCCCGGCGAGTTCGATCTTCCTGTTTGCGGAATTGCTGTGTGCGGAGATCCTGTTTCGGCGACTCTTCCGCGAGCACTTTGGTCTCTGCAGATTCCGAACTCTCGGCGATACAAAATTATAAAAAAGACTCTCGATTTCAAATCGATGGTTGCGACTTTCAAGATGAGGGAGATCTAAATGCCAATCGACTCAAGGGCCAACGGCCAAACCATCGATGAAACGTGGTTTAACATTCTGAAGGACGCGATCGAAGCTCTCGAGGCTTCGGATGTTCTGCAGACGACCGGAATGCAGATCCACTTCGAAGTTCAAGGCAACTACTCGAAGTCTTCGACTAAAGAAGATGTGATGTTCTACCAGGTGATGCAGGACCTGACCGTGCTTTCGGCGCGGCTTTATGTCTACACGCCTGGGAGCGCCGGTTCGACACAGGTCGATATCAAAAGGAAGCGCGGGGCGGGGGCATACACTTCGCTCTTCACGACGAAGCCTTCGATTCCTTACACCGCAGGTGCGAGCAAATCCTCGGACAATGGAACTGGAGCAACGGCTGCCGTGATCGATTCGACCGTCGACGAGCTTCTCGCTGGCGACATCCTTCGATTCGACTTCACCGCAGTACAAACAAACGGAATACATTGCTGGCTCTCTCTCGTCGTAGAGCCAACAGGAGTTTAAGATGCCATCACGATTGATGCGATTTCCAACATTCAAAGAGTTCACCACAAACGAGTCTTGGACGGTTCCGGCAGGAGTCTACGAAATCCGTGGACAGATCGTCGGCGGTGGTGGAGGCGGCGGAGGCGGCGGTCTCGCGTCGGCTTCGAACAACCAATCTGGCGGCGGAGGTGGTGCCGGTGGTCTCATCGGCGAGTTCACCAAGAACGTCACTCCCGGCGAGACGCTCACATGGACTCGCGGAGCGGGTGGTGCGGGTGGTGTTTTCGATACCAGCGCCGGTTCGACAGGTGGAACGTCAACGCTCAACGCTGGAACTTCTGGATGGACGTTGCGCGCTCTCGGTGGCCGAGGCGGCGATCGTGGTATCCGCGCGAACGCTCTCGGCACAGCTGTGGGCGGCGTCGCTGAATTCAATGGCGGGACATCGTCGGCGGCTGGTGGACAAAGTACATCTGGCGTTTTCGGTGTTCCAGCAGCGGGATCTAACTCGCTTCACTCCTTCGGAGGTGCCGCAGGTACAAACGGACCTGGCGGAACTGGCGGCGGCGGCGGCGGTGCGGGCATGGGGCCTGGTGGATTCGGCGGTGCTGGTGACTTGTCGGCGGCGCAGGCAGGAAACCTCGGCGGAGGCGGAGGCGGATCGGGTGGTTCGACCGGCGCTGGCGGTAACAACGGCGCAGCTGGCGGCGACGGCTACGCGATCATTTACTATGAGGCGGTGAACTTATGAGCTTTTCTACAATTCCTGAAAGGGCAAATGGCCCGTCAATCATGGCTGAGTGGTTCAACGCTCTTCGCACAGCGGGGATCGCTTTTGAATCCTTTCTCGGATCGGTGACGGGTCTCACGACCTTCACGATCGCAAACAACCAGTCGGTGACTGACGTGACTGGCCTTCTTTTCAACGGGACGACCGTGAAAATGGCCATCATCGATTACCGAATTCGCCGAAACACAACTGGCGGCGGCGCCACGGAGCGAGTTCAGGGCGGATCGATGGTCGCCATGTATTCGCCAACCGCAGGTACGTGGAGTCTCACGCCGGGGCCGCAGGCTGGCGACGATGCCGGTGTCACGTTCACGATCACGGCGGGTGGTCAGGTGCAGTACGCTTCCGACAACCAGACCGGAACCGCAGATGAATCAATTCTTAAGTACACAGTGAGGTCGATCGCATGAAGAACCTAAAGTCTTATCTATTTTTGATAACAGTTTTCGTGACGAGCGTCGCTTTCGGCGCCGACACATGGTTCCCAGAAGGCATTCAAGTAAAGACTGGTTCGACATTCGGAGCTAAGGCGACGGCTGATACGAAGGCGATCGTGGATATGCGATCGACGACGAAGGGGCTTCTGCCTCCTCGGATGACGACGGCGCAGCGAGGCGCCATTGCTTCGCCAACCGAGGGTCTTCAGGTTTTCGATACCGATTTGAACTCGATGATGTCTTACACCGGGAGCGCCTGGGAGGAGCTGGCTTCGCTTGCTGGCACCGAGACGTTCACGAATAAGACGCACACCGATCCAATCGTGAGTGATGCGGTTCGGCTTTCAGAGCAAGGATCGACTCCGTCGACACCGGCGAGCACTTTCAAAAAGCTCTACGCGAAAAACGACGGCAAGCTCTACACCCTGAACAGCTCTGGAACGGAAACTGAGGTTGGCGCTGGTTCTGGCGAAGGCGGCATCAACTACATCACCAACGGCAAGGCCGAAACCGACACTAGCGGTTGGGCGACATACGCGGATGCGGCAGCAACGACTCCTGTCGACGGAACTGGCGGCAGCCCAAGCAGCACATGGACGCGATCGACCTCGTCACCCATGCGCGGGACGGCCTCATTCCTCTGGACGAAAAGCGCCAATAACCGACAGGGCGAGGGTGCGTCTTTCGCATTCACGATTGACCGAGCCGATCTTGGTCGGCAGCTGGCGATCACAGGCGTTTATGAAGTTGCTTCTGGAACGTACGCAACGGCGGACATGGCTCTTTACGTCTACGACGTCACCAATGCAACGCTGATCCAGCCAAGCGGGTATCAGATCATCAGCGTCGGCACGCAATACGAATTCGTTAACGTCGTCTTCCAGGCCGCAACGAATTCATCGAGCTACCGACTCATCATTCACACCGCATCGACATCGGCCAGCGCGTACACCTTGAAGTTTGACAACTTTGGAGTTGGCCCTCTGGTCAAATCGGTCGGCGTTCCTTATGCCGACACGACGGCATACACCCCAACGCTCACGACGTCGGGCGGCGGTGCAATCACTCTGAACGCGACAGCCAAGGTCGATCCAAACGGTCTCTATTATCGCGACGGGGAGTACCTCTATCTCCAGGTCACTTTCAAAAACGGTTCTGGCGGAGCAGCTTCCGGATCAGCTGGCAGCGTTCAAATAGGAATTCCGTCAATCTGTACACCGAACACGGCGAAACTCGCCACGTCAGTCGGTGGCGTCCGCGTCGACGGTAAAGGTAACGTCGGAACAACCACATTCATTCCGGCAGAAGCTTTCATATCAGGATCTAATATCCTTTTGATGCCGAGCGGACTGACGTCCTACCTCGCTGTTTCGAACCTGGCTGCGAGCTACTACGTCGCCATGCAGGCGAAGATCCCGTGCACCGGATGGAGCGGCAACACCGTAGCCAGCGACTCGGCTTCGCAGCGAGTTGTTGCATTCAAAGCTGGGACGTCTTCGACATCGCTCGCGTACAACGCTTCGACCGTAATGACTTTTGCGACGGCAGCAATTTACGACACGCATGGCGGATGGAACGGATCGAACGCATACACCGTCAGGGTTCCAGGCAAGTACAAGGTCGCGGCACGGACTCAGCTGACAAGCTCGACTCCGGCTGCAGCAAACAGGTTCATCTATCTTGCTGTCAGAAAGAGCGGAGTCATTCAGGCGTATTCAGATTACGACTGGTCATTCAACACGACGGCCCGCGAATTCCAGAAGGAAATGACTGCGACTTTCGATGCCGTCGCTGGCGACACGATCGACGTTCAAGTATTCCAGAATCTGACCGGCAGCGCGGTTTCGGTAAGCGGCTCTGGTCCGAGCGAGAACTATTTCTCCGTCGAAATGATCCAGGGGCCGCAACAGATAACGGCGTCAGATTTAATTTTGGCTCGCTACACGACGGCAGCTGGGCAGTCGATCAGCGGCGCCGGTACTGCGAACCTCATTGACTTCGGAACGAAGGACTTCGACACGACGAACTCCGTTACCACCGGCGCTTCGTGGAAGTTCACGGCACCGGCTCCTGGGTATTACGAGATTTGTACATCAGTCGTTCTGGCCGGTTCGACAGGGTGGGCGGACACCGAGGGGATCGAGCTGATCATCTACAAAAACGGCAGCTCTGGTCATCGGATTTCCTACCGAGACAGTTTTGGATCTGGATCGAGCGTTCTCGCTGCCGGAAATGGATGTGGGATCGTCCAGCTGAACGCTACGGAATACGCCGACCTTCGGGTTTCGCAAACCAGCGGCGGGAGCATCGCCATGTTCGCCAGCGCGTCCTACAACTGGGTTACGGTTAAGCGCCTGAATGCAGTTCAGTAGTATCACACTGAGACTTCAGTCTTGGTAAATTCAAACCGATAAAAGGGCATCCTTGAAAGGGGTGCCCGATGGAAGAACTTCTCTTTAATTTGCTCGCAGTTGGAATTGAAAAGTACCCGATCCTGATGACCGTGTTTCTCGTTATCGGTATTTTGCGGTCGATCAACAAGCCGCTCTTCGCGTTTCTGAATACGCTCGTCAAAGCGACTCCGACTCTGAAAGATGACGAGGCCCTCGTCGTTGTCGAGCAGTCGAAAATCTACAAGGCAATCAGCTTCGCTCTGGATTGGACCGCTTCGGTTAAGCTTCCCGTGAAAAAGGAAGTCGTCCCAGTCCTTCCGGCAGGCGATGTCCCAGCCGAACCGGCAAAGCAGTGACCATCGTCGAGATTCTCCGCGCGTTGATCGCACTGCATCAGCTTATTGGTACGATAATCCAAATTGCAGCCGACCACGCGAATGCAAAAGACCGGGCTCTCCTCGATTTGGGGATTGCCGAAGCGAAGGCAACGCGAACATCGGAGGGAAAGCGTGAGGCAGCGAGGAAAATGCGGGCCGCAATTGCAGGCGATGATGGCGGTTCTAGCTCTGATCCTGGGAACGTGTAGCTGCGTAACCCGTCCGTCGGCACCGGAGCCAGAGCTTGATTTCGACATCCACCTCTACGATCACGAAGAGGCGATGAAAACTGGCCGATGCGTTTTCATAAACAGCGAGGGGAAGAGGATCGACACCGACGAGCCGACCATTCATGAGATGGCGCTCGTTCCGAGTTCGAACATTCGGAAGATGGAAGACAAGTTCAACCGATGCGAGGTGTGGAAATGAATGAAACGGCAACTCCGATCCAGGAAGTGCTTCAGGCATACATGCTTCGCCTCGTTGGAACGCCTTACCGCTGGGGTGGGGACGATCCGATTCTAGGATTCGACTGCTCCGGCATTGCCCAGGAGCTTCTTGCTAGCGTCGGCGCTGATCCTCCTGGCGACCAAAGTGCGTTGGCGCTCTATCAGTACTTTAAGAATTCAAACCTCGGCGACATTCGCGGTTGCGGTGCGCTCGTTTTCTACGGCAAGAGTCTGACGGAGATCTCCCACGTCGCGATGATGCTGGACTCGGTCCACATCGTTGAAGCGGGCGGCGGCGGATCGACCACCACGACTCTCGAAGCGGCGGCGAAGCAGAACGCCTTCGTTCGAATCCGAAGAATCGACCACCGGAAAGACCTCCTCGCCGTGCTGATGCCCAGATACGGGTACATGAAGTGAGGGCATATGCAGCTTGAAACAATGGCTTCTCTCGACCTGGAGACGGTCCTCATTCCGACATCGGGCGTCTTGTTGGGGATCGTCTCCTTTTTTATCACCAGGTTTTTCACCAAGGCCGACAAGGTCGAGGACTCGCAGGTCACGCACGTCACCCACATCGCGCTGATCCACGAGAAGATCGGGCAGCACGCAAGCTCTGAGCAGAAGCAATGGTCGACGATCGACGCGTTAACCCGCGAGGTGTCCGAACTGAAGCTGAAAGTTGCGGTCTTGGAGCAGCGAGGCAAGCCGTGAAGCTCTCTCGCCTGGCCGATCTCGCCCTCGCCGCAGCCGCGCAGGACGCCGGGTTTAATGAGCACTACGACTTCGCAGGCGAAGTAGGGCCCGAGCCGGTGATCCGGCTTATAGTTCAACGCCAGATTCTTTTAGATGCCGTGGAGCTGGTCCTTAAAAAACAGAAGTTCAGGGCCGATAGCCCGATAATGATGATCCTCACCGACGCGCTCACGCGCGCGCGGGAGGGCTGGCCAGACGAACCAGTTGACGATCCGCCGCCCTCCATTTGATATCAGGCCATGAAGGTTGAACGAATGCACCCAAGGCAGCGGCAGCTCTACCTGGAGGTCATGGACGGCATGGCCGACCTGGCCCCGCTGCTCTTCCAAATCAACCAGCACGACCGCCAGATCGACATCCTCATGTGGCTCAAGGCCAACGGGCTGACCGGGAGAAAGCTCCACAGCTTCTTCATGGGGGATTGCCAGCGATCATTCCTGGCGCTCATCAAATACGTGGTGATGAAGCTGGAGCGCGAACAGAGCACTCGGTCTGTCCGCGCCAGCGAGTTTGGGATTAAGCGGCCCTAACGACTGCGAAGACGTTGAAGCCTGGACGTACCCGGAACACCAGGTCGCCTTGCTTCACGGCAACCCTGCCAAAAGAATCGTCCGACCAGGCTTGGATCAGCTCCAAACCGTAGCGGGCAAACTCCCTCTTCGCGACCTCCGTTCCCTCGTTTTCGAAAACGAGAATGCGGGGTTCGTTCGGATTGGTCTTCGCCTGAGCGTAAGCTGGGGTTTCGACTTCAAATTCCATGACGCACCTCCTCTGCTTGACAGATTGAGTCATAAGTCAAGCCGTTGACAACGCTTTTTATTGCAGAAAATGCAATATCCCCAGGAATTTCTTGCAAAATTCAGGCTGCGGCGGCACTAGGCGGTGGCTTCAATGAAGGTGCGGATGCGAGTTTCGCGTTCGTTTTTCGGCCTCACGCCACACGCGTTCGGTCTCTTTCCACACGTGCTCTTCGGCGACGAAGACCTGCAGCGTATCGCTCGGTCGGTGAACCGGCAGGATGAATCTGTCGGTGAAAAATCTCAAAACATCGGGATCACAGCCAAGATCTAACTGCACTTGGTAGCAAGCCATTCGCATCAGGTCTGGATAATATGCGCCGCTCAATTTCATAGGTTCGGCGAACCTGGCAAAACTTATCGCCTCCGTCAAACGCCGCCGCTGTATGGCAAAAGAGGTTGACAAATATGCGTGGCACGCCACATTGCCCAAAACATTAAACGTGGGAGGAGACCCGTGGAAGTTCAAACAGCAGAGAAGAAGAAGTCGCTAGCGTTGCTAGCGGAAGAGAAGTCCAACATCGAGCGCATCTTAGAGGAGTCGGGCGGGGAGTTAACGCCGGAAATCGAAGAGCAGCTGAACGAATTGGATTTGCAAACAGCGCACAAGCTCGATGGGTACTACGCCTTCATGGAACGATGCAAAAGCGTCGGCGAGTTGATGGAGGCGCGCGCGGTTGAGCTGCAGAAGATCGCAAACGGGCATTTCAATCTGGCCGAGCGATTGAAGAAGGGGATCATGTTTGCGATGAGCACGATGGGCGTGCAGGAAATCGTCGGCAACATGAAGCGCGCGAAGCTCTCGCCAACGAAGGGCCGCCTCGTCATCGACGAAAAGCTTTTGCCAGAAGAATTCAAAATTCAGGTGACGACGATGGTTCCCGACAAGGAGCGCATCCGCGAGAAGCTCGAACTTTTCGAAGAGGTTCCAGGAGCGAAGATCGAGGGCGGTCAAAGCGTTCGTTTCTATAACGTCACGGCAGGTAAGTGATGTTCGCCAAAGCCGTTCGCTCACAAGCGAAACTCAAGCTCGCAATCACCGGCCCCTCTGGTTCAGGGAAGACATACTCCGCGCTACGGTTGGCGCGTGGGATCTCTCCGAAAGGAAAGATCGCTCTCATCGATACCGAAAACAATTCGGCGTCGCTCTACTCGGACGGGTTCGATTTCGACTCCGCGCCGATTGATCCGCCGTACACGATTGAAAAGTACATCGCCGCCATCAAGTTCGCTGAAGCGAATGGATACGATGTTTTGATCGTGGACTCTCTCACGCACGCGTGGGCAGGCGAAGGCGGGTTGCTACAGCAGAAGGAGCAGCTCGACGCGCGGGGTGGAAATTCCTATACGAACTGGGCCAGGATGACTCCGCTTCAGGAGAAGTTCGTCGCGGCTCTGTTGCATTCGAAAATCCATTTGATCGCGACCATCCGGTCGAAACAGGACTACGTCCTCCAGGAGAACAACAAGGGCAAGCAGGCGCCGGTGAAGGTTGGCCTAGCTCCTGTCCAGCGCGACGGTCTCGAGTACGAATTCACTGCCGTCCTCGACGTCGCAATGAACCACGAGGCCGTGGCTTCCAAGGACCGAACCGGATTGTTCGACGGCAAGATCGTGATGCTCTCCGAAGCTCACGGGGCCATGCTCCGCGAATGGATGTCGAGTGCTGCTCCGGCTCAACAGAAGGAAGCAGCGACGGCTGCCCCGCCAAGCCAAGAGCCAGAAGGTCCGAAGTTCGATCGCAGCCTGATCGTCCAAGCTGCGCGCAAGCACGGATGGATGAACGAGCATGTGACCGAGTTCATTAAGACGGCCTACGGCGTCGACTCGACAGCCGGGATGTCCAACGAGCAGCTCTCGGATCTGCTGGCCGCCATCGAAGGCATGCCGCCGAAGGAAGCCATCGACATCGCGAAGGCCACGCGGGACGTGAAGCCATGAGCGAAGTCAAAAGATGGAAGCCGTGGTTTGATCACACGATAAAGCAGCCGGTGATGGCGCCGGAAACTCGGCCTGGCAAAGGATACATTTCGCTCGCGGACCACGAACGAGCGATGGAGAGGATACGAGCAATCGTAATGAAAATGGATTGCACGTGCGGAAGCGAGGGGCATCCAGATTCGTCATACAAAGACGGCGGCTGTTTCAAGCGTGACCTTTTATCTGTAACCGGGAGGGCGGGTTCATGAGTTTGGCAACAATTCCTTTCACTCAGTTTCTACGCCCGCATGGCGAAAGGCGACAGGTTGGAATCGCGAGGCCGACGGAGATCGCTGAGAAGGCTGAGATCGTTCGCAGTCGAGGATTTTCTTTTGAAATCGAAGAGCTGACAAACGGTCTCATCAGTATGGAAGTTTTAAACCGCACGACGGAAGTTGTTCTCGCGAACGAGGTCTGCACGAACGGACCTGATGTTCCGATCCGAGTTGACAAGATGGTCAACGATGCCTTTGCGGCGCTAGGAGGTGTCGCGTGAGAACATTCATCACTGCCGAGCAGGCAATGAAGTTGATCGTCGACGGATCCTTGGTGCACACATTCCGATCGGGCGGTGCGGTTTTGATCGGGCTTGATTGGACTAGGGACCACCTCGAAAAAGTGATGGCCGGGCTCCCGCCAAATCGAATCGAGCTTGCGGGAGAAACGGCGCGCAGTATGAAACATGGGGTTTGCGTATGGGATGAAGAGGACAGATGCCTGTTCGTAGAAACACACCCAGATCGCCTCGCTGGTTTTCGGTCCGAGATCTGTGATGTCGATGAATGCGCAGGTTCAAAATGAAAGTTACAATCGATGATCCATGGCTCGGCGAACGCGAGGTCGATTCAACTGGCGTCGGCGTCATTCGCGATCAGCTCAAGTTGCTGAAGGCGTTTCGCGATGACGGCAGGAAACCGACCGAACACCTTTTGTATGACATCCGCGTCTACGAATTCATCATCTACGCCTCGGATCCAGAAGCGATGGCCGAGGCTTATTTCATGAAGGCAAAAGAGCTTCGATCTATACACGGCGCCCTGGTAAAGAAGCGAGATATTGCCGAAGCTCTTGGGTGGAAAATATGAGACCAGAAGCTGAAATCCAAAACGGATCTGTGATGCCGTGGGAGTGGCTTCAAAAGCTGTACGCCGACGGCAAGGATATTCGTGGTTTTTACCACGAGAAGTCTGGCCTCTGGTTTCGCGACCTTTGTTTTATCAGCAAGGAAGGTGAACTCCACACCGAGCTTTTCTCTTCGGACATCGAAGAGTTTCTCGATTTCAAATTCTACTGCCAGCGCGCGGAAGACGAATGGGGTGAGAACACTCTCGATTCGTTGATCGATGATCTGAGGCAGGCTCTCGAGAGATACAAAACGCTGAAGGCGATGTTGCGCCTCAGAGATGTAAAGAGGCGCTGATGCCAACACCAAAACAGGTTCGCGAACACTTTGGAAACGTGATGAAGGCGTTCGAAAAGCTTGAGCGTGCTCTTGGCAGGGCACACTCCGCGAAAGTGATCGACTATCCATCAGGAGAGTACGCGGCGCAGGCCCCATGCAAGTCACTTTACGAATGCCATGAACGCATCATCGCAACGACCGAAGCTCAGCTGGCAAAAGCGATGCGTGAGGAAATTGAGATTCAAAACTCAAAACGGGGGAGACGTGGCTAGCTTCATTTTCAACTACATAACTTGCGGTGTCCTGATCGCGTTCGCGCTTTCATTTAAGATTTTCAACACCGTGCTTCGGACAGCTCCAAAGAGGCGAACCGGAATGCAAACCTTCACCGTGTACACTTTGACTATTTTAATAACTATCGTCGCGTGGCCGATGGTCTTGTGGGCGATGCTGTTTGATCGGGGTTTTTATGAATAGGTATTCGAACAAGGAGCTGGAGAAGGCTCGCGAGCTGTCGCGTCTCTGGGATGAAAACGAAGAGCACATGGGCGAGATGGCCGCCTTCAGCGTCGCCTGCGAACAGCTTGGTATCGATGAAGACGACGGCTGGGAATTGCTAGCACTTTTGGATGGCGACGACGATGAGTGACAAAATCAAACAGCTCGGAAATGCCGAGTCGCTCGATCCGAAAACGATGCTCCTTGACGCTGCAAGGGACGCGCACGAATACGACGACGTCGTGATCGTGGTGATGCGAAAAGATGGCGGCGCCACGAAGTGGGCAACCTCAACGAAGCCGTGGTTTCTATCCGGCTGCGCCATCATTATTCACGACATGGCTCTCGACGCGCTGAACGGGCGGATCGTTTCGCAGAGGAAGAGATGATCGCGAACGTTCAGCTCGACTACTACGTTTTCAAGCAGGCGATGCCGCCAGAGAAGTACGCAAATCTTCGTGAAGCAATCCCGGCTCTGCCGATCGAACAGCCGGTGACGGATTTTTATCACACCAATCAAGTCGCAGACGTTCGAAAGCTCCTAAGCAGCGGCGTTGAGTTCACCGTAAAAAGCGAACTCTCTACAAGCGCGGATTGGATGGTTCGGCTTCTCAACGACGTCGAGGAGATGCGAAACAAGCTCTGCGCGATCCAGGATCAGAAGCAGACCATCAATGACAAGGTTTCGGTTCACGTTCCTGGTCACGCCATGATGGAGATCAAGACGGCGAAGGTTTTGGAAGACTGCTGCACAAATGCGTTAAACGAAGAGCTGATGAAGGGCTGGAAGATCCTTGCGATTTGTCCGCAACCGAATCAGCGGAGGCCGGACTACATCGTGGGGCACACGAGTGATTCGGCGTTCTGACAAAGATCGCGAGGAGAGGCTGCGCCGCGATCGTGAGCGGAAGCGTAAGAAATATTGGGAGAACGTGGAGGCTTCGCGTGCGGAGCAGAGGGGGAGATATGAACGGAATGCCGAGAACTATCGAAGTGCCTATCGGGCAAAAACTAAGCGACATCGAGAAAGGTACCAGGCTCTCTGGCGAATGGCGAAACAGCTTGCCAGAGACCGAGATGCGGAAGCTATCAACGCTCGTCAAAGACGTTGGTACGCCTCCAACAGAAAGCGAGAACTTGCCCGCGTTGCCAGCAGAAGAGACAGAGCAAACCCGAGTCGAGGTCTTGCCAAGCTCATTCGAGACCTTTCTGCCGGAAGTATCTCGCTCCGTGAAGCTCATCAACGACTCGGCGAGCGCATTGCACTCGCACATGCATCGGATTTTGGACACAACCGACGACGTCCGGCCAACGATCGACCGAACAGAACAGGCCGTGGCGTGCGCAAGAGAAATAGCTGTACTGATAAAGGCGCAAAGTGATTTGATCCGAACGATGCGTTGAACAATTGGGGTGTCTCTGTTTCCACGAAAGTGGTCTCCGGCAGAGGCTCCTTGGGTAGCGGTAACAGGTAAGCTGTGGTGATAACTGGGCGAACTAGAGTCGTTCATGGCGAGACCACTGGAGCCTTGCTGTAGTCTGAAGAACGTCCTCCCTGCGGGCCTACGCAGGAAGAAGCCTTAGGGCGGGACAAAAGAAACAGACGCAATGGGATGCCCGTCGCTGGGCGCCGCTCATATCCAGAATCGGAGGGGTCTTGATTCAAGAAGGCGAAATCATCCAGTGCCCTGAGTGCGAGGCCGACCTGTTGCGCGTAAAGCAGCCCGTGCTGCGCTCAGAAAAGCTCCGAGCTGAAATGGTCGAGCAGCTGCCGCTCGAGGGCGTGACAGGCCAGTGGCTCTTCTTCGGCTGCGGATTGAAGTGCCCGATCTGCACGGCGCCGTTCGCATCTGAATCTCTCTGGGGAGAGACACTTATCCACATCAAAGTGCGCGGCTGGGTATAACTTTAAAAATATATTTTGTAACATACACCCGCTGTGAAAACGGGCACTTCTCGTCCGTGATCCGCGCCCGATTCTATTCTGCGCCATGCGCTAAGAATCGGCACCGTGAAACTTCTGCTGGACAGGAATGCGTGGTCAGAGCTTGTTTAGTGCCCGAGCAAGGCGGCCCTTTCGGGTCCGCCGCTCGACCTGAGAGCCGTTACGAGCGGTTCTCAAAAGAACGGAACTGAGGGGTTCCGTGCCATGGGAATCAGGCAATCGAAAGATACCAGATTCCTAGGCGAAAGCTAGCGCCATGGGAGATCTATGATTTGGTTTAAACACTACACGGACAATCATCGCGGTCGATCGATGCAGTTTCTCTTTGATGAGATGGGCCACACAGGCATCGCTTGTTGGTACATTTTGATGGAAATGTGCGCCGAAAAACTCGAAAAATCTCTCTCCAAAGAGGACTGCGTTTTTGAGTTTCACGAGAGAATTCTCCGAGATAACCTACGCCTTAGTCGCACCAATGTGCGACGAATGTTGGACCTATGTGCGACCTTCGCCATGCTTTCGTACGAGACTGATGGAACTTTCGTTAAAATAAAGATGCCTAAGCTAGCGGAATTACTGCATCCGGACCTCAAAAGAGCAAGGCAGCGCCCAGGCAGAATCCAGGCAGCATCCCGCCTAGATTTAGAATTAGAATTAAATAAAGAAGAAGAGGTGGCAGCTGTTGTTGCGCCTGTTGAAATCGTAAAACAGGAGCAGCATAAAACCGTTCTAACAAAGCCAGCCTGGTACAGCACTTTTGAAGCGCAGTTCGAGGACCTATCTTTTCACGAAGAAGCCATGCGGACGTTTTGCGAGCTTCAGCCGAAGCTTCGTTCAACCTGGATGTTTCGTAAAAAGCTTTTAGAGGGAAAGGCTGTTTTCCCTGATCGCGACGATTTTTACGAATTCCTTATGGAAATTCACAGATCGATCAAGAGCGCAAATCCAAATCCGGTTGGCGCCTATGCCGCAGCGATTTGGAACAAGGAAGTTGTTGCCAGGCTTGGAGATCAAAGACTAACCGTCGTGCCATCAGGGGAGGGACGATGAAATTTTTCGAATTGCTCGACGCCATCGTCCGCTGGCTCTGGGACGACGAGGAGACGCTTTCCAAGATCAAGTCATGGCGGATGTACTTCACCGACTGGCCAGACGGTCCCGCTCGCCGCGCTGCTGAACGTTACGAGAGCCTCCGCGAGGAGAAGGGCCACACCTACGCCGCGATCAAAACCGAGGAGGAGTTCGGGAAGCTCGTGAGCGACAAGACCCGCGTGCCGGACGAGCACACCCTTCGGCGCCTGTACTTTGAAAGCGTGAATCAGGCCGTTGCCTTGGAATTGGGCAAGATGCTGATCCGGTACCCGGAGCGCGGAAAGGACCTGGTCGACACCGCGAAGTTCCTTTCCACGGCTGGTGAGCCAATTCACTTCGGCACCTCCATCGACCAGTTCGTTCGGCGCATGGTTGCCGCCCAGGAGGCCGGAGAATCGACCGTGGAGATCCCAGGCTGGCCGAAGCTCAGCCAAGCCATCGGCGGATTCAACCCAGGCCGTGTGGGGCTGCTGGTGGCCAAGACAGGGTTCGGCAAGACCAACTTCGCAGCAAGCCTCGCCATCGACGCTTCCGCGAGACTCTCGACGCTCTTCGTCAACATGGAAATGCTGACCGACGACTTTGCTGAAAAGTTAATCATGGCATCGGGCGGGATCACGTACCGGGAGATGCGGCACAGCCTGGACCTCGTCGCCGAAAAGATTCTGAAGGTGCAGGAGGACAACATCACCCGCCGCCTATTTTTCACTGACGGACAGATCATGACAGTTCCTGACTTAGAGCAGCTGGTCCGGAGCTTCCGCGAAAACAACGACTTACGGCTTTTGATTGTGGACTACGACCAGAAGATCGCGGTGAAGACCTCCCGGGAGATGCCCGAATGGAAGGCGCTGCAGATCGCAGTCGAGATGCTGGAGTCGATCGCGAAGAAGCACCGGATTTACTGCCTGCTCCTGGCGCAGGAATCGAACGACTCCGACGGCAAGCATCGCGGGCGCGTGAGCGGATCGAACCGTTCGACCTTCCCCGCCAGCACCGTTTTGAACTTCTACCGATCCGACGAGGACGGGGAGCCGTTCATCGTCGAGGCAGTGAAGAACCGCTTCGGCCCGCGCGGCGCCCGCGTGGAGGTTGTCTACCGGCCAGAGACCAGCCGAGTCTCTGAGAAGGGGTTGTATGAAAGCAAGGAATTCGGTCGATCAGATTCTAGCGGATCACAAACGCGACATCGCACGGCGATCCCGAAACCTAGCTGGCACGATAGAGACGCTTAAGGTCTGGTGCATTGCTCGCGACAGGAAGATGTGGAAATGGATCCCAGTATTGAAGCAGGAATCAATCATTCAAGCACAGTTCGAATGGCCAGGTTGCGAGCTGCAAGAGACAGCAGAAGGGGTTACGATTTCCCTTGGCGACCTCAAAAGGACATTCACATGGGCAAGTCTCCGTTTTTAAAGGAGCCGGAAGATCCGGACTTCAGATTCACCGTCATCATCTGCAGCCTAGTGCTGCTCTACTTCGCCTTCCACGTCATTCGTGCGCTGTGAAGCGGCGCTCTGTAATACAGAATTGACATACGCATCTGCCCAAGCTTTGTTCAATCGCTAAGCAAGCGAGGGGATGAAATGAAAACAGAGCGAGGGAACATGGAATACATCGGGGTTCTTCTTATCATTTGTGCGGTCTGCGTAATCGGAATTGTCTTCTTGTGGGCGCGAAGCCAGGAGAACTCTCCGTCCGAGCTGGCAGTCGTGGCAAAGGCTCTGGGAGAGCGTCTCGACAAGTACGACGCGAATCCTCCGGTGTCGTTGGATTCGGTTGCGAAGATCGAAACACGAATCGACACCGCACTTCAAAACGTATCGATGCTTCGACTTGAAATCGAGTCGCTAAAATCTCAAGTCACATTTCCACAGAAACAGGAAATGGTTTTGAAGCAAGACAAAGCGTGGGAGGTTCATCTCGTGCCAGAGAGACCGGCGCGAAAACGAACGACCAAGACTCCGTTCACTCAAGGAACCGGCGTCGTTGAACTTCCCGTTGGAAAGCAGAACAAGGTAACGAAATGAAATTTGATTCTTACGGCGCGCTGGTGATGGAGAGAGATGGATTCCCAGCGGACCTTGGTGACTCGGCACACGAGACTTCCCGTTGTCACATTCTAGGCCGCGACATCGAGGCAGCAGTTTTTCAGAACTTCGTTTCAAACGCCGGGTTCCTTCGCCACCCAGACGCACCATACGCCGATGCCGTCGGCGATTCATGGCGCGAGTCCGATGCGACAAGCGATCTCGTCTTCCCTCTTCTGATGGCGCTCGACATGCACTGGGAGCCGCGCGCTCTCAGTTTAGCTTCAGAGATTCGCGGTCGAATCAAATCGACGTGGATGGTTGCACCTGGTCACATCGCAAGCCCGGCGCTGATCGCGCTCGTTTACAAACTTCCGAGAGTGTTGCGTGCGCTCACGATCGCGCAGCGATGGATCTTCAAGCTGGGATGGCGCTGGAGTGACTCGGAGCAGATGAAAGGGAAGCTTCTAAAGTTCGAGCGCACCACCGGATCGGCTGCGGATTACCTGAACTGGTTTTGCTCGATCATCTATCTTTTCTACGAGTACAGAATCCTCGTCGACTTCGAGCCGGAAACGGTACAGCGAAAAGTGCTTGAGTATTATCAAGCACAACCAAATTCGGAGTGGTTCATTCAGCTCTGGTTCGATGCCATCGATCGAACGGCAAAGCTTAGGAACCTTCGGTGAGACGAAATCAAACATCGCTGTTCAGTCCGGCACCGAAACCGAAGTTTAAGAACTGGGCGTACTCCGAGTACCGCGACGGCATGTACGTTCTTCGCGTCGTGCTAGTTGGGCTTCCGAAGCCGGTGAACGAAGTGTGGGGCAAGAATCGAATGATCGCCTATCGCAATTCTCAGGTGTGGCGAAAGTCCGTGTTCTACACCGTGAAAGGGTTCGAGCCGCAGAAGCCTCTCACGCGGGCGGGGATTTCATGCAAGCGATTTGGAACGAAGTTTCTAGATTTCGATGGCCTCGTCGGAAGCTTCAAGCCGGTGATCGATGGCCTGTGCACGATCAAAGAGAAGGTCCCGAAGGGATTAACGAAGCTGCAAAAGGACATTTACAAAGAGCGGCTTGGCATCATTTGGACTGGCGTCTTGGCGGATGACTCCTGGGCCATCACTGGCCCGTGGGAGGTTTCGCAAGAGATCGTGCCCGCAGGCGAAGAGAGAATCGAGATCAGCGTATGGTCTCGTCCGGTTGATTCTTAAACAGGGCCGCGCGAACAGCGCAGTCCTTCGCCTCCAAAAGCTTTCGGATGGCCGTGGACTTTTCAGGATTCTGCGGCAGCGTCGTCGCCAGAGCATTCGCTAGCGCGTGGAACGGCGCCGAGATCTTCTGCAGGTGATCCGGGAGATGTTTGAAATCGAAGAATTGCAGAAGCGGCTCCTGTCTCACTTCTCACCAGCCTGGTCGCAAGCCATTCGGATCGCGCCCTCGATGAAGTCGGTAAGCGGAACGCCGAGCTTCTTCGCCGCCGACTGAGCCTGCTTTACGGTCTCAGGATACACGCGGGCAGGGATTGGGATCTTCTCTGCCTTACGCGGGATGTAACTCAAAATCTGCTTTTTCGCTGCGCTCATTGGAACCTCCAGTTCAAAGTTCTTATGTCATAAGATTTGCCACGGTCAATCGCGGCAGAGCGATGGATCATACTTGCCTTGCCTCTCAAACGGTAGGTCGCCGCCAGCGCCACCGAAAAAGATTTGATCGTTGATGAAATCCGCCACGTTTCTGGCGTCGCCGTCGTGCTTAAGTCCAAGTTTGTCCTTCGCGTACGACCAGTGAACGTAGCCATCGAATTCGTAGGCTCCACGTTCCATCACGCCCACGAAAAACCATCTGCCGATCTTTGCCACGCAGATTCGATACTGAGTTGAGTTCCCTAATGCCACGTCGCCTCGGAAGACCTGCGTGCCCCAGAACACGTCTGGGAAGATACCCTCTTTGTTTGGCCTTACCGCGTTATCAAACATCGCGATCTCCGTGTAAGAATTCAAAACCAATTTCTCGGTAGAGTGCTGCAATAACCGTTTCAGCGTCTTCGACGTCGTCACCGCAGTAGATTCCGAACTTCTTTTCAGAGAGTTCGATCAGAGCTTTGATTTCGTTTTCGGCTTTCAGTCGCAACTTCTCCTGTTCGTTGAACCTTTGGATTAGGTCGGACAGCTCCTTCATTCGAACCGTCTTGTATTTGGATTCTGGCGTGTTCATCTCTTCTCCTTATCGCAGTCTTGCGTGAAGGCTCTCGAAGCTGTCGTTGGCTTCGGTGAGCGTGATTGAGTTTTGGTCGACACTTACGCTTAGGATGATCTTCCCATTCGTCTCGATCGCGTGGGGATCGCAGACGTGGACTCCTTCGGAGGCGACCAGGAACTTGTCCCGGTGGGTCTCCCATGTGGCTCCGTCGAAAGTCGAAGCCGTCGTCTGCCAGTATCCCGGCTGAAGATCGCCGTGGATCACCAAGAGGCCGCGCGTTGTTGCGACCAGGAAGGCGTTACCGCAGCGGGGGATTGCAAGCCCGTGGCTCGTCCAATTGTCGCCGTCGGCGCTCGTGTAGTAGTAGCATCCCGTGTCGCCCTGGAATGGGCCGACGCCCGTGGCGCTGGCTTCAACCAGCATGTGCCAAGTGCCGCTGGAGTCCACCACCACTCCGGGGTTCCATTGAATCATCGGGGAGGATTGGATTTCGGTTTGATCGATCCAGGTGTGGCCGTGGTCGGTTGATCGCATTCGGTTGATGCGTCCGTCGATCGTTACAAAGTTCAGAAGCTCGCCGCCGTGTTCGATCACGTAGCTGAAGCGTGCGTTGCGCGGAAGGACCGATTTCGTGGCGCCAGAATCCATTTCTCGGCGCCGCATTTCGCCGGTCGCTGCCGGATCGAAGAAGGCAACCAGCTTGCCGCCAGTCATCACGAAGCTGTTCTCGATGGCCTCGATGCCTCCCCAGGCGCGCTTCTCCGTGGTCGAGAATCGATTCTCCGATCCGGTGAAGGTGAGATCCGGGTTCTTGT